CAGATTACTATCAGGTTGAGAATGGGCATGATAACCTAGGTCTTGGTGATCAGGAAGAATATTTTTGGAAGACTCAGAAAGATAGACAACTTGAGATGGCAGATATAGATGACATGTATTATCATCATTTTAGTGAGATACATAAGTCTGACGAGAGATAACTCTTAGAAACTGTCTAAATAGCACTAAATACACGAGTATTGTATAGAAAGTGCCTCTCAGCAAAATATCAAGAGGTTTTAGGGATATTTCATTATCCTTCAAACGTCACCCTGTTACAAATGATTTGCTTCCTCTAAAGAATGAGGATGCGATCAAACGTGCTGTGCAGAATCTTGTTAGGACAAAGATTGGTGAAGTATTTTTTAGGGATGATATTGGCACCCGTATCTCAGGTGCATTATTTGAATTAGGCAACTCAGATTTTATAGATCCGATTGCTACTGAAATTGATACTGTTATAACAAACTTTGAACCTAGAGTAGATCTAACAGATGTGAGTGTGAACTCTAGACCTGATGAGAATTCTTTAGATATTGAGATATCATACAACATCGTTGGTTTGTCGTTACCAATGCAAACAATAAACTTCATATTAGAACCGACTAGACTATAATGGCTCTCAATCAATTCACAAATCTCAACTTTGAAGATATAAAGACTTCAATCAAAGATTATCTGAGACAAAATTCTCAATTCACAGATTTTGACTTTGAGGGATCTAATCTGTCCGTACTCATCAATACGTTAGCATATAATACCTACATTACAGCATATAACACTAATATGGTTGCAAATGAGTCATTCATAGACTCAGCAACACTTAGAGAGAACGTAGTATCACTTGCAAGAAATATAGGATATGTACCTAGATCGAAACGTGCTGCTGTAGCAACTGTTTCTGTCAATGTAAGTGGACTATCAACTACAAATACATCAATAAGTATTGAAGAAGGAGTCTTCGCAAACTCTGGTTTGAATGGAACTAACTTTACATACTCATTACCAGATAGAGTGACTGCTGCTTCTAACTTTGGAGAAGCAAACGGTGCTCTTCAAATATATCAAGGTCAACTTTTAGAGAAACAGTGGACTGTAAATCTATCACAAGCGAATCAGAGATATATTTTACCTAATGATAGTATTGATACATCTACAATCAGAGTGTACATCAAAGAAAATTCATCAAGCACTATTGAAACTGAGTTCAAAGCAATTGACAGTATAGTTGGTATCACATCAACATCTAATACATTTTTGCTACAGGAGACAAGTGATGAGAGATATGAGGTATTATTTGGCGATGGTATCTTTGGTAAAAAATTAGAATCTGAGAATGTAATAAGAGTAACTTATATCAAAACTGATGGTAAAGAAGGTAATGGTGCGTCATTCTTTAACTTTGTAGGTGCAGTAAAAGATGAAAACGGTGCACTCGTATCAAATGCTGTCGTAAAACTACGTACTTTGACGCCTTCTGAGAATGGAGATGATATAGAAAGCGTACAAAGTATCAGAAATTACGCTCCTAGAAGATTTGCAGCACAGAATCGTGCGGTTACTGCTACAGATTATGAAGCATTGCTTCCTTCAATATACCCAAACATTGAATCAGTGAGTGCATATGGCGGAGAAGACCTCAATCCACCTCAATATGGTCGTGTCTTTATCGCAGCAAAACCAAGAAACGGTAACTTCTTAGCAGACTCTACGAAGACATCATTATTGAAATCGCTGAAGAGTTATAGTGTGGCAGGAATTGTACCATCTTTCATAGACCTCAAATTCCTATATGTCGAATTAGATTCATACATCTACTACAACACAAACTTTGTCGGAGACTCAAATTCTCTTAGAACCAATGTAACTGATGCAGTACAACAGTATGCTAAATCTGGTGAATTGAATAAGTTTGGTGGTAGATTCAAATACTCTAAAATGACATCAGTCATTGATGGTGTGGATGACTCTATTACATCCAATATCACTAATGTGTTGATCAGAAGAAATCTAAAGGCATTGACAAATGTCTTCACACAGTATGAATTATGTTTTGACAATCAATTTTATCATGAATTAGATTCTTACAATATCAAGAGTACAGGATTCAGTGTCTCAGGAGTCGATGGAACGGTCTACATTGCCGATAAAGTGGTTGAAGGATCAAATATAGGTAATCTGTTCTTATTCAAACTCACAGACGCTGTAGACGTCGAAATAGTGTCAACAAACTTTGGTACTGTTGATTATACAAAAGGTGAGATCATTATCAACACAGTAAACATAACTTCTACACTTCTACCAGAGAATATCATTGAGATACAGGCAGTTCCTTTATCAAATGATGTTTTGGGAAGAAAAGAGTTATTTTTACAACTCAGCACCGAGAAGAGTAATTTTACAATGAGACAGGATTTGATTTCGTCTGGAGCAAACGTGTCTGGAACAAGATTTGATATACAGTCAAGTTATAGTAATGGTAATAAGGTAAGGGGTGCTATTGTAACAAGTTCATCTGGAGTTGGTAAATTAGTCGGTTATGTGAATGGTCAACCTTATTATGGTGAGTTTCATACCATGACAGATGGCACTAAAATGACCGGTTCTGTTCACTCAGTAAATAGTGTACAGATTCGTGATACTCTCACCTCAATCACGCCCGTGAATACATCTTCGTCATCAACATCATCAACATCATCAACAAGTTCATCGTCAAGTAGCAGTAGCGGATACTAATGATAGAAACCTCACTATCCAGAGTCAAAATAAATGAAGTAATTGAAAGTCAGATACCTGAAGCAATAGATTCTGACAATCCTTTACTTGGAACATTTCTAAAGCAATATTACATATCACAAGAGTTTCAAGGTGGTCCAGTTGATATTGCTGAGAATTTTACTGACTACAAAAGTGTAGATTTTCTCAATAAAGATAATCTTACTGGATTTACATCAACTGCCCAATTTGTTAATAAGTATTCTAAAACAATATACGTTGATTCAACTAAGGGGTGGCCAAGTAAGTTTGGTTTGTTAAAAATTGATGATGAGATAATAACTTACACAGGTATAGGTTCTACTTCATTTACAGGATGCGTTAGAGGATTCAGTGGAATTGAGAATAGTGAGAAAACAAACGCTCCAGAGTACCTTACATTCTCTAAATCGGGACTTAGCACTCATGCAGAAGATGCACAGGTCAAGAATCTAAGTAATATCTTCTTACAAAAGATTTTCAAGAAAGTAAAGACACAAATATCTCCGGGGTTTGAGGATAGATCATTTACAGGAGATTTGAATATATCAAATTTCCTTAGACAGTCAAAAGACTTCTATACTTCTAAAGGAACAGAAGAAGCGTACAAGATCTTATTCGGAACTCTATACAAAGAAAATGTTGAACTGGTAAAACCTCAAGAATTTCTATTCAAACCCTCAGATGCACAGTATTCTGTAAATGATGTATTGATTTGCGAAAAAATATTAGGTGAACCTGAAAAAATTGTCAATGAGTCTATAGTTCAAGGAGATGCAAGTGCATCAGTATACGAAGTTGAAAATATTGTACTTGATGGTAGAACTTACTACAAGGTAAGATTATCTTCTGATACAATCATAGGATCATTCAAACCAGTACATAGAACTCACGTTACATCTAAAATTGCAAGAGGAGACACTGTTGTATACGTAGACTCTACAGTTGGATTTGCTAAATCGTCCTCTTTCACTATAGGAAATAGTAAATTTGATTATACTGATAAAACTCTAACAGAATTTTTGAATGTAACTGGTGTTGGCACCGCAAGTATAGGTGCAGCAGTAGATCAGGGTGAGACAGCAATCGCATATCAGAATAATAACGTTTCAAGACCTACACAACTTACAATTCTGAATTCTATTGTTGGTTTTGAAGGAACAGGTATCCTTCAGCAAAAAGGTAGCGAATATAATATCAAAACTCTTGGTGTCAAAAAGACAGACCTTAGATATAGTGAGTGGTTAGAAAATATTGCAACAAAACACGTTGTAAAAGATTTCAAGACAATATCTGCAGGAAACTTTGAACTTATATTGACTGCGAAGCACTATTATAAAACTGGGCAACTTATATCTGTCATTGACGCTGATGGTCAGGAACAAGACGGTACAATCACGGGTATATTGAATGATCAGGTTGTGTACATCAGTGCACCATCTCTTTTAGCGGGTAAACAATATCACATACAAGCAAAATTACAGAAACAAAAAGGTAACGTTGCAAATATTCAAAATACTTACGCTCAAGGTGACACTGTTGTTGTAGCATCAAATAGTTTACCTCACTATTCGATTGATGTACAAAAAAGGATTAGAAACTTCAGTACTTCTGGAATTTCAACAAGATCCCAAGTAATTAATATACCAGATCACAATTTACAGAATGGTGACATTGTTTTATACAATCCCAGTGTAGCAGGATCGCCTGTAGCAGGTCTCAGCACCGGTCAATCTTATTATGTGACCAATCTAACCCAATCCACGATTGCACTGTCCCTATCGGCAGAGAATGCTCGTAGAAGTCAATATGTCTTTGCATTTGATACTGCTGACATTGGAACTAATACAAATCACTCACTAACTCCATTTGAAGTTGGTTTTGGAACTATTGGTGCTCAAAAATTAGTTCGTAAGTTCACACAACCAGAATTCGGTTCTACTAAAGATAAAACTGAAACTGGTAAAGGTGTAGGACTCTTTGTGAATGGTGTAGAAGCATATTCTTACAAATCATCCGATAAAATCTACTATGGATCAATTGAGTCTGTAGATGTATTGAACACAGGGTCTGATTATGATGTGATCAATCCTCCTCGTGTATCCATTCAGCAAAATGGGCATACTGGTATTGGTGCATCTGTGATCGCACATGTGAGTGGTAAATTGGAAGAGATACAAGTAACTTCTCGCGGATTAGACTATAAAGGAACTCCTGACGTAAAAATTACCGGTGGTAATGGTCAGGCAACTGCTGAAGCGAAGATGAGACTCGCTCCACACGTAGTATCCTTTGATAGCACCAGTGTTGGTGGTGTTCTGAATACTAGCACTGATAAATTTACATTTACTGAACCACATGGACTCAAACATGGTGAAGAGGTTATCTACGGAACCGATGGTTCAACGACCATTGGAATTGGCACTACTCCGGGAAATCTTGTTAACAAATCAAGTTATTTTGTCATCAAGAATGACGACTTTACCCTATCACTCGCCAAAACCCGTAATGAGGCACTTGCAGGTATCACAACACTTCCGATTACAACAAATGGTGGTGGATTACATAACTTTGAAACAAAAGAATCTAGACTAAAAGTAGACAGTGTAGAAATCATATCGTCAACAGACTTCCAGAATAGAGAGAACACAGTTGATAGCGTTGGTATCAATACCTTTACAGATGTCATAAACATACCTAATCACAGATACTCATCAGGAGAATTGATACGATATGGTGGAGGAACGGTAGCAAATATCTCTGGTCTTACAGTTGGTAATGATTATTATGTTGTAAAGATAGATGATAATAATTTCAGAGTCTCTATTTCAACCTCATTGGTTGATTATGTAGAGATGACTCTACCCGGAACTGGAACTCATACTTTCAATTATCCACCAGTATCCGTAACTATTGATGGTACACAAGGAATATCGACTTCTAATGCGACTGCATCTGCAGTGATTAGAGGAGAAGTTGATGGTGTCCACGTAAAAACAAAAGGAAATGATTTTGGTTCACTCTTTATCAATGACAACTTCAAACCTGATGCGGTAGTTGTTGAAGGATCTAAATCAGCATTCGATCCTGTCATAGTCAATGGAAGAATAGATTCTGTAGCAATCAAGAGTGGTGGTAAGGACTACTTCAGTGTCCCTGACATGATTATCAATGGTGATGGTGTAGGTGCTAAACTCATTGCAAGAGTAGCAAATGGTAAGGTTGTAGGTGTAGACGTAATAACAAAAGGTGCCGGATATACAGATAATGGAACTACTATCACTGCGAAAACTCCGGGTTCAGGTGTGATAATGTCATCCAATCTGAAGACATGGACTATTAATAATGTTCAACGTTACGCTAATTTCGGTGATGTCAAGGATGATGACGGTTTTTATGGCGAACTAAAGGTAGCAGATAACGGATATCCTTATGTAAATTACTATGCTTCAAGAAAATTACGCGATCATTTAGAGGATGATGGCACATCACACTCACCAATATTAGGTTGGGCATATGATGGACATCCAATATACGGTCCATATGCGACCGCAAATCCTGATGGAACTGGACCTCTAAAATATCTAGAATCAAGTTATGCCAAGATATCTGGACTATCAAGAACAAATGGTCCCGCTTTGAGTGACTATGGTGCAGGATTCTTCATTGAAGACTACGAATTCCAAGAAGGATTCGGAGACCTTGATGAGCATAATGGTAGATTTGCAGTAACACCAGAATATCCATTTGGAGTATATGCTTACTACGTTACAGTTTCTCCAAACATAGTAGCGAACGCTCTATCACCATTCAAAAATAGAAGAGAACCTATTTTCCCTTATATTGTCGGTGATACTTACAACTCTAAGTTATTACAGTATAACAATGATTTTTCTTCAACACAGGATAAATTACCTGAAGATTTGTTAAGAAATACTGAGAAATATAACTTAGCAGATTATCCAAGCATTGCTGCTAGTGCTAAAACAAAGGCAAGTATTGCAAAAATCAAAAATACTCAGAAAGGATCTGTTGATTCAGTCAAAATTGTAGCAGGTGGTTCAGATTATAATATCAATGATAAACTCACTTTTGATAATTCAAATACTGATGGTTTCGGATCATTTGGTAAAGTCACTGAAATAGTTGGTGTTGCTGCAACTGTTATTACATCTGCTGTACAGATAAAAGAAAGAATCGAACTATTTGCTGATGGTAAAACTGTAACAGGTATTGTCACATCTGGTTTACATGATTATGAGTCTGGAATACCCGTACAGATAAGTGGTATCTCATCTGCGATATACAGTGGATTAGAAGGAACATATCCAATCAAAGTCAAGTTTGTAAGAAGTGGATTAGGAACATCTCTACTTGCAAGTGGTTTGACTACTACAATTACCCTTCGTGACGATATTAATATCTTTGATATCAATGATATCGTACAAGTGGGTGATGAGCAAATGAAAGTGATTGAACGTGATCACCTCAATCAAAAGATTACATTCTTACGTGCTCAGAACGGAACCACAGGTGCTGCACATACTGATAGAGCAGAAATCTATAGAAAGGAAAATAAGTTTACATATGAAATCGATAGACCGATAGATGCTGCAACTCCTATAAACGAATTGTATTATTTTGATGCCACTGGTAATATTGGTGTCGGTCTTACAGGTGGAGTAGGTATCGGCACCACCGTATCATTCGTAGGTGCAGGAAATATCTCTACCACTACATTTCTTCCAATCAAGTCAATAAGACTGCCCGGTCACCCATTTGTACACGGTGATCCTGTAACTTACACACCCGGTGGTGGTTCAAGATTGTTATATTCATTTGATGGTAGTAACACACATTTCTTACCAGAGACAGGACTCTTTGTACAGAAAATCAATAATGATCTAATTGGTATCGTAACAAATGCTTATCAGATCGATAATAAGCACGATAGAGTCTTCTTCAACGGAACTATTGGTATTGGTAACAGTCATTCATTCAGAACTGCTAGAGACGTTCCAACTGCAAATGCAACCACATTTGAGGTCACTGTTTCAACTGCTACAACACATCATCTTGATAGATTCGATGAAATAGACATGAAAGTCGTTTCTGCAGGATCAAGTACACTCAATATCAACTATGATCCCGGAACAAGATTTATAAGCATCGGTTCATCTAATAATCCACCTATTACAACAACAATTGGCGAACAACTTATATTTGATACTTCTGATAGTGATCTATCAGGAACAAGACTTGACTTCTTCTTAGATCAAGACTTCACAAAGAGATTTGTGGGTTCTGGCAAATCAACAATGGAAAGAAGCGATACGTTGAAACCCGGAATCTCTTCTGCAAGGACTACACTACATGTCACTGAAAATGTCCCCGATGTTCTCTTCTACAAGTTTACATCCGTATCATCTAGCAAATTTGTGGGTATTGATGAGGATGTCACTGATTATGGTAAGATCATTGTAAAGGCAAGTGAATTCACAGGAAAACACTCTCTAACAACATCTACAGGCACTACATTCAAATTCTTTACTGGTGGACTACCAGAAAGGGTTGGATATACAAGTGAGTCGAGTATAACCTACACAACCACTTCTACAAACACTCGTGGACCTATTTCTAAGGTTTTATTAGAAGAAGGTGGTCTAAACTACAAAGACGTTCCAAAAATATCTGTTGCTTCTACTACAGGTAAATCAGCAGTTTTATTGGCAGAAACTGAAACTGCAGGTAAATTACTCACTACAGAAATTCTAGAGTTTGGATATGATTACCCATCAGATTCTTCTCTCAAACCTGAAGCATCTGTACCTAATATTATTACACTAAAAGATAATTTCAGTCTAAAATCTATAGGAATTACTTCTACTGGTTCTAAGTATCTAACTGCACCTGACATCATCGTTTACAACAGAGAAGATGATGTAGTGAATACTTCTGTTGAGGTTGTAGCAAATCTTAGTGGAGCATCTGTTAATAATGTTAGAATTATCAATTCTGGTGGTAACTTGAAGAGCACAGACACTGAAGTGTTCGCTGTCAACAATACAAACGGTGTTGGTATCATAAGTGCAACATATTCGGATCCTACAGTTACATTGAGATTGCAGACACCTTCAGGTGGATTTACAACAGCATTACCTTTACCATTCACCATTGGCGATGAAATTTTCGTTGAGAACGTGGGTGTTTCAACAGGTCATGGATATAACTCTGCTGACTTCCAATATTCATATTTTGTAGTAAGTGGTGTCAATACCAATGCAGGTCTCGTGGATCAGGCAACTATAACATATACTGTTACTGAAAATCCCGGCACACATGATTTCCAGAATTTTGGTATTGTAACTAAGAAATCTGATATTGCACAATTCAATGTTACACTTGAAGAAGGTTCTTTCTTCTCAGGTGAGGAGGTTTACACAAACAATGCAGAAACAAACATATCCAGAGGACAAGATAGTTCCACAAATATTATTCGAGTTGATTCTATTGATGGGTTCAATGTCGGAGACCTTATAACAGGAAGAACATCTAGAGCGTCAGGTATAATAGAAAGTATCACTCCAAATACAGGTAGATTCAAAATTGGTTCTACACTGAAAAAGGCGTTTGGATGGGAAAAGGATACTGGTAAAACAAATGAGTTCTTCCAAAGAGTACAAGATAATGATTACTATCAAAACTTCTCCTACTCTCTCAAATCTCTTGTAGGAATTTCAAGTTGGAGTGAACCAGTTGAATCATTGGCACATCCTGCAGGATTCAAAAAACACTCTGATTTATTAGTGCCTTCAGTGGGATCAGTTGGATTAGGATCTACTGTATCGGCAAAAGAGCAAACTATTTCATCTATAGTTCTCATAGACAACGTAGCAGATACAAAGTGTAGGCATGACTTTGATCTAGTCAGAGAATTGACTGATGCTGCTCAAACTAAGAGTGATAAGGTTGTATTCCAATCTAATAAGTTTGGTGATGCTTTAGTTTGTAAGACAAACAGAGTTCTTGAGATAGATGATATAAGTCCACAATTCTACACTGATCCTGATGTAAACAGATCTGTAGAATTGGATACTTGGTCTGCTGCTGACTTCTCTGCAGTCAAATACTATGCTCAAGTGGTTCTTGATTCTACTGCAGGAGTATTAGTCAACGAGACTCAATATTCTGAATTTGTTGTATCACATAACGGTTCAGTCTCTATGATCAATCAGTATTCAGATCTTTCTGATTCATTTGATCTAGGTGATTTCAAAGCAGACTTTACATCAGGTGGTCAAGTTACGGTATCATTTGAACCTTATAATAGCACCTTTGTTTATGATATAACAGTGTATCGTGAAATCATAAATCAGGGCGTAGGTAGTGGAACTACATCCTACGGTGGTATCAAGAAGGTTGGTGTTTCATCTTTTGTTGCATCATCAGGTTCTCCATCTGAACAAATTATACAATCTATTAATGCCAACGATTTCAAGTCAGGAACGGTAGTTGTTGCTGTAACTGGCGTCAATGAGAAAGAAGTTGTCGAAGCAAGTTTTGTTGGAATAGGATCTACCGTTCAATACATTGAATATGGCAAGATGAAGGAGGATATGGATTTGGGTACATTCAATGTTGGTATGACCACTACGAATGATATGCAAATCAAATTCACTCCTATCGCAGGTATGGGTGTGACAGTTGCAACATTGTCCACACTTGTAGGTGTTGGTACTACAGTTGCAGGAACTGGTATTCCGGGTGGATCATATGAAGTGGGAGATGCATATCTTCAGTCAAACAGGACTGATATATCAGCATCTGGAACTCCCTCTGCTACAAACGTATCTTCTTTATCATACAGCAATTATACCAGTGTTAAATATTACGTGGAGGTTGAGAATGTCACTAATAATGAATACTCAGCA